ACATCATGCCGTTCCGAAACGAGTTCGCTGGCACGAACTACCGCTACCTGCGGCTCTACACCGTGGTCGCGGGCGCCGTCGCGACGGGCATCAACTACGCCGCGTTCATCGGCAAGAGGAAGTGGTCGGCCATGGAAAATCTCAATCTGGCGAACCAACCGAAGGACGATCGCGGGCGCGTGCGCGTGTGGGCCATCCCCGAGGGGCGCTGGCGCTGGGTCGAGCCGGTCGATGCGCGCGAGCAGATCGCACGCGGCGCGGCGGTCCTGAACCCGTCGAAGGAAGAGATCGATGCCGCCGCCATCCGGGCGCTCGAATCGCAACGCGAGGTGAATCCGATCCTCGTCGATGCGCAGAAGGCGACCGCGCTCAAGGCGGCCGAGGCCGAAGCCGAAGAGTCTTCGAAGGCGCTCACCAAGGCCATCGCGGATCAGAAGGCTGCGGCCAAGAAGCTGGCCGACGAGCAGGCCAAGGCGTCGCAGGAGGACCTGAAGCTGGAGGCCGCGGCGCAGAAGGCCGCAGAAGCCGAGGCCAAGGCGCTCAAGGAGGCCGAGGCCAAGGCCCGTGCGGCGGGGCCGGTCATCGGGAGGACTCCGGCGCCTCCGATCGTCCCGTAGCACCCCACACCGCAAGCGATCCGCCGCGCGTGCACCCTGGCGCGCGGCGGGCCGCGGAACGACGAGCCAATGGCCGCGACGCTTGTGCTGGAGGACGGGACCGGGCTCGCTAACGCGAACGCATACCAAGACGCGACCGGCGCGGACACGTACTGGGCGGACCACGGCGCGCCCGCGTTGTGGACTGCGGCATCCGGAAGCGCGAAGGACGCGGCGCTGATCCTCGGCACGCAGTACCTCGACGCCGTCTACGGGCAGCGCTGGCTCGGCTTTCGGAAGATCGACACGCAGGGGCTCGACTGGCCGCGTTCGGGCGGTTTTTCGGTGGACGGCTACGCGATCGACCCGGACAGCCTGCCCGTGAAGCTCAAGGACGCGTGCTCGGAGCTTGCGCTGCGCGTGATCAACGGCGACACGCTGCTCCCCGACATCAACAATCCCGGCACGATCAGCCGGCTTGCGATCGCGGTCGGCCCGCTCTCGAAGGACACCTCGTACTCGGGCGGCATGTCTCAGATCAAGTACTACCGCATCGTCTCGCTGCTCGTCGCCGGGATCACTACCAGCGGCCAGCGGATCGGGCTTGCCTGATGAGCCAGTTCGACGCGGAATTCCGGGACGCGGCGGAAGAGATCATCGCTGAGTTCGTCGCCACGCCGACCACCATGCAGCGCGTGCGCGACGCGTACACCGACACGACCGGCGCGAACAGTATGAGCCTCGTCGCTAGCGCGAGCGTGCTCGCGAGCCCGGCGATCGACTACTCGGTGAAGGAGATCGACGGCATGAACATCCTCCAAGGTGACATGCGCATGTTCGTGGATGCGAAGTCCCTGGAGGCGCTCGTCTTCGATCCCGTGCCGACGTCGGAGATCCAGGTGCTCGTGGACCAGCAGGGAAAGAAGCGGCGCGTGGTGTCGGTGCGGCCCTATCCCGGCGGCGACCAGCTCGCGCTCTACGAGCTGCAACTGAGGGTCTGATGTCCTTCGCCAGCGACATTGACAAGTTCACGATCAAGACCGGCATCAAGGCCGACATGGTCGTGCGCAAGCTCGGCTTCCAGGCGCTGATCGGCGTGATGTCGCGCTCGCCCGTGGACACCGGAAGGTTCCGCGCGTCGAACCACGCGACCGTGGACGTGCCCGACCTGTCGGTCGCGCCCGAGCGTCCGCGCAAGAAGAAGAGCGGGCTCAAGATCGGATCCACGCCGACCGGCGCGGAGCCGAACTTCATGGCCGGCATGGCGCGGATCGCAAAAGCGAAGATCGGCCAGACGATCATCATCTCGAACAACCTCGTCTACGCAAAGGTGCTCGAGGACGGGTCGAGCGCGCAGAACAGCCACGCGAAGGACGGGATCTACGGCGCGTCCTTTGCCGAGATCCAAGGCAACTTCGAGAAGCTCGTGGGCGAGGCCAAGGCGGACGCGGAAAGCGCCCCCCGCGCGTCATGACGATGCTCGACGAAAAGACGCTGCGTACCGTGCTCCGCACTCGGCTGCACACCGTGAGCGGGCTGCCATCCGCGATTGCGTTCGAGGGGCGCGTCTTCCAGCCGCCGACGCTCACCACCACCTCGTCGTCCCTGCCGCTGTGGGTCGAGGAGCAGGTGCGTATCCTCTCCGAGACGAAGAGCGCGACGGGCCAGATCGAGGCGCTGGGCGAGGCGCTCTACTCCGTGTACACGCCGTCGGGGCGCGGGACGGAGCAGGCGGACGCGCTCGCGAAGCTCATCGCAGAAGCGTTCCAGTCTGGCCAGGGGCTCTCCGGCTCCGGGCTCGAGCTCGCGCTGGAGCACACCGAGCGCCGGCCGATGCGGCAGGACGTGTCGCCGTACGGGCAGAGTTGGATGTTCAAGACCGTCGCCATCCGGTGGCGGGCGTTCACCGCAGCATAGGAATCACCCATGACGATCGAATCAGGCACTCGCGTTCAGAACGCCTACATCGCCGAGACCACGCACGGCACGACTCCGACCACGCCCACGCTCAAGATCCAGCGAGCGACCGAGCGTGTCATCAATCTCAAGAAGAACATCCTGGAATCGGACGAGGTTCGCGCGGACCGCGAGATCAGCGACGTGCGCCACGGCTTCAACCACGACGACGGGAACATCGGGTTCCAGCTCGGCATCGTGGACTACGACGACTGGCTCTCCTACGCGCTGGCCGGGTCCTGGGCGGCGGTGACGACCGGCACGGCGACGCTCTCCACGGACGCGGCCACGAACGCGATCACGCGCGCCACGGGCTCGTTCGTGACGGACGGGTTCCGCGCGGGCGACATCGTGGTCACGACCGGGTTTACCACGGCTGCCAACAACCGCACATCCCGCGTGCTCTCTGTCGCGGCGCTTTCGCTGGTGATCGACTTCGACATCACGGTGAGCGACACGGGCTCCGGTGATGAGGTGGTCGCGCTGACCGGCAAGCGGCTCGACATCGGGACTACGCTCACGACCATGACGGTCGAGCAGCAGATGCTCGGGATCACGAAGTACCGCCCGTTCCGCGGCGTGGCCATCAACACGCTGAGCCTCGCGGTCCAGCCCGAGCGCATGGTTACCGGCGCCTTCGGACTGATCGGCATGAGCGCGAGTGCGTTCTCCGGATCGTCGGTCTCGGCATCCCCCGCCACGGCGGTCAGCACAAACTCGCCTTTCGCGGCGTTCGACGGCGAGGTCTACGAGGGCGGGACCATCATCGCGATCATGACGGGCCTGAACCTGGCGCTCGCGAACGGGCGCATCCTCTCGCCCGTGATCGGGTCGAAGTTCTCGCCCGACGTGTTCGAGGGGCGCGCGCGCGTGACCGGCGACGCGACGCTCTTCTTCCAGGACTCGACCATGTACGACAAGTTCGTGAACGAGACCAGCTCATCGATCTGGTGCAAGCTCGCCGACCCGGCCGGCAACTTCCACAACCTCGTGATGAACAACGTCAAGTACACGGGCGGCGACATCACGCCGCCGCAGGAGGGCCCCGTGCCGCTCGCCATGCCGTTCAGCGCGCTGATCGGGACGCTGCCGAGCCTCTCGATCCAAAGGAGCAACAGCTAGATGGACCTCGCCAAGCTCGAAACCAGCACGCGCGCCAACAGCGGCGTGTTCATGCAGCTCGTCTGGGACGGTAAGCCGCTCACGGATGAGGAGACCGGCGAGCCGGTCGGTATCACGCTGCTCGGATCGGACTCGACCGTGCATCGCAAGGCGCAGCGCGAGTCCACGAAGCGCCTCGTGAGCACGATGGTGGCCTCCGGCAAGCAGCAGCCCAAGAGCGACGATGATTGGGACCGCGATTCGGTCACCGATCTGGTGCTGCTCACGATCGGCTGGCAGCACATCAAGGTCAACGGCGAGAAGTGGGTCTGCTCTCCTGAAACTGCCCGCAAGCTCTACGAGGGCTGGCGCTGGATCGCGGATCAGGCCACGGCCTTCATCAACGAGCGGTCCAACTACCTGGGAAACTGATCGATGATCTCCTGCAGGCGGCTCGGGAGATCTTCAAGCAGGCAAAGCCGCTCGGCGGGGCCGACCTCGGCGCGCACCTGCGCCAGCTCGAAAGGACCAAGCAGCGACAGGCCGGCGAGCCCGAGGTTGTTCCGGAGACCACCGCGCCTGAGATCCCCGAGGAGCTGAGATACCTGTGGAGCATCTTTCAGGAGCTGAGGCAAGTGCGCGGTGCGGGCTTCATGGAGCCCGATCCGATCACGCATCTCGACATCCTGGCCTGGAGCGTGCTTCGGGACATGAAGTTGGAGAGTTGGGAAGTGGACGCGCTTCTGAGCCTGGATCTGGCGCGGAGGGAGGTGTTCCTTGACCGATCTGGCCACGCTTCAGATTGAGATCAAGAGCAACCAGTCTGAGATCCAGGCGCTCAAGCGCCAGTTGGCGGAGCTTACGCGCGCAGGGCAGGAGACCGAGACCACGTTCAAGCGCACGTCGAAGTCTTCGGAGGACGTCGGCGAGCGGTTCAAGAGGACCGAGGTGGCGGGCGGGTTTCTGGAAGGGAAGCTCGCCAAGATCGTGCGCATTGGCCCGCAGATCTTCGCGGCGGACATCGTGGCGCGCGTACTCGGGTTCCGGAACGTCATGGACTTGCTCGACAAGACCATGGACAAGGTGGCCGAGGGGGTCGTGCTCGCCGGTCGCGCGCTGATCGGGCTGAACGACGACGTGGC